CTCTTGTATTTCTTTTGGTAATACAATTTCTTCTATTTTATAGCCAACATCTCTACCATAACATATGTTAGTAATGTTTGGAACTTTTACAACATCAAATTGACCAATGTAATCTTTAAGCTTTTCCTCAATACGTTTTTTTATTTCATCAAATTGAAATGGATTATTATCAGTTTGTGGCATAGTTCTAACCATAATACAAACTTGACCAGTCTTCTTTAATATCTCTTTAAATAAAGCTAAATGTCCATCATGGAATGGTTGCCAACGTCCAAGCATTTGCGCTGTTGGTTTAGAGTAATCTATCATGTATCTCCTTTATAATGTTATCGTAATTAAAATCTTTTATCTCAAAGTCTACTTTTTTAGGTTTCTCAAATACTTTATTGGTATCTTCAAATCTTCCTTTATCAATTGTATTCATCCAAATCTTTATATCATAGAAAGATCTATAAGATTCAAATGGACATACGAAATCTACAATGACATGATTAACTGCAAGATCACACATCGTCATCATACGGTTAGCTTGTCGTTTACGACCATTCTCTGTAAAATCCCAATCTTCAAATAGCTTTCTAATTTCATCAGCATTAAAATGAGGTATCTTTTTACCTATCACTAATTTCTTTGCAAATGTAGTCTTACCAGATCCTGGCAATCCAAATATTAAAATTTTATGTCCCATGATTTATATCTATTTATTATTTCTTTAGGCAGCCATTCTTCTATAATAATTTTATTTTTACTTATTTTATCTGTTCTTAACATATGATAAGGACTTTTTAAATAAGAATCATTATAATAAACTTTATTTACATTATACTGCTCAATTTTTTTTAAATTAGGTTTGTAGTATTTTACATTCAAAAAATCACACACATTCTTAATTACCTCACATGGATTATTTACTAAATCATTGTAATAAAATACTTTGTAATTTTCTTTTTTATCAATTAAATTTTTAATTGAAAAATAACCTTCTGATACAAAGCTATTGTACATTAAGTTATCACAATATTTTATCGGATCTTCTGGTTTATCTAATTTAACAATAGAGGCCAACACTTCTAAAATAGGTCTATATAAAATAATAAATTTTGTTTTTGAAACCATGTTTTTTACATAAGAATAAAAAGGCTCGTGCCCCCAAGGACCTCTATCAATTACATTATTTTTTTTCCAAAATTGATAATAATTTTTTAAAAGATTATCTAATATATTATTTATTGACTCATGATCAGGGAAAGATTTAAAATTTAAATGTTCTTTACAGCCAACAATAGAATGTGCAATATTAGGTACCACGCTATACGGTGACATTAAAATTTTTTTATTTTGATTTAATAAAGATCCTAATAATGTATTTCCTGCTCTTGGCAAACTACATAGAAAATAAAAATTTTTATTTTCCATATTAAAAATAATTTATATTTATATTAACCCTAACTTTAGCATTAGTACAATTTTCTGAATCATGTTCTATTGAAGGATCAAAAAATAAAATTCTATTTTCAATAGAATCTATTTTAGTACCGTCTTTTAATAAAGTACCGCCATTATTAGTGTTAATAGAAAAGATAGCCCCTTTATGTTTAAAAGTATAATCTACGTGCATCTCATCTATATCTTTAATATTTTGATTTGGATAAAAATTTCCTTTAACTCTAATTAATGATTTTATATCTATAAAGTTTAATAAATTTTCTTTTATAATTAAATAAAAATCACTATTTGGTTCTTTTTCAAAGAACAAATGTTGCATATAAAATAAATTACCCTTGCTCGTTTTTGGAAAAGTTATATTTGGAAAATAATACCAAGGAAAATTTTTACTTAACATAAGTGTTTTTAAAATATTAAAATTTTCTTTAGGCAAGAAGTTATCTACAACTTTATATTTTATTTTTCTCATTTTAAATTAAAATCAGAAACAAGGGTATATCTTGGATTTTTTACACATATGCTTTCTGGAGGCATGGTAGTAGCATGCAAAAGTTTTCCATTAAAAATTACTAGTGAGTTTTCTTCTCCTGGAATTATAAATTCTTTTTCATCAAAATTAAAATAAGTTCCAAATTCTTTATGTAAATTTTTTATGTAATATACTGTTGAAATGTCGGTGTTATGTGCATGCAAACAATATGTTGATTTAGATTTTACGACATTTGCCCAACAGCTATGCAAAACATAATTGTTTTTAAAATTATTAATTATATCATTTAAAGAATTAAAGTAATTTTTCCAATGTTTTTTATCTTTATATTTATTAAATAAATCTGGATAAGTTTGATATTTGGGAACCGTAGGACAAAAATTGGTTTTAATTTCAAAATCTATGTCTTTTATAATTTTTTTAATTGTGCTTTCTGATAAAAAGTTTTTTACAATGTAAAAATTATTATCAAATATATTAACGTTTTTCATTTTTTCCACCAAAATATAATTGTTTTTCTATCTTTCTTTTTAACTTTTTTTACTCCATGATAAGTACTACTACCATTAAAAATAGTCAACATTCCTTGTTCTGGTTTTATTTTTTTATTTTTTGTAAAGAATTCTCCTCCTTCAAAATCATCATTTAAATATATCAAACTATTATATTTACTATTCTCTGTTCCTCTTCCTGCATGTATGTGTAATTCACCTTCAGATCCTTCATTCCAATTTTGTAACTGTGCTTGACCAATTTCAAGATTTAAGTTTAATTTTTTTTTAAAAAAAGCAGATGCTTTATTTACAATTGGATCGTTTGTTATATCTACTGTTCTTGTTGGCCAATCAAAGTCTCCAGGACCAAGATCTCTTATTAAAGAAGCGTAATACTCACAATCTTCTTTAGGTAAATATTTTTTAAAAATTTTAATTTCATTTTTTTTAAAAATCATCTCTTAGCAAGAGGGTTTTTAAAAAATTCAGGCAAACCAAGATGTGGTCGCGTATCAAATATATTATCGTGAGCACCCGGTGTAGCGGCATTTGTATAATGTAAAAAAACTTGTCCACAATCTTTTCCTTCAAATTTTTCTCTCCAATGCTCTAATAAATCTCCTCTATAAATTAACATATCACCAGGATTTAAATTTATTTCAACTCCTTTTGAATTAGATGCGCTATAATACTTTACTTCATTACGTCCTTCTTTTTTAAGAACATCAAATCCTTCTGCTGGATTTGGATTAAGATATATAGGCCATTTATCTCCACCTAAATTTAATGTAGTGGAAAACTCGCAACTAAATCTATCTTTATGTCTTTTTAAAACGTCTCCATTTTTATATATTCTTGCATAAGAATAGTTTTCTAATAACTTTACACCCGTATGTTTTTCCATTAATGGTCTTAATCTTAATAACAAAGTTTCCATTGCAATATCTGAATAATGCGCATACGTATCTGGAACTTGTTGTTCTTTCCAAGTCCCATGCATTTTTTCACTTGGTGCCACTGCTTTTGTTTCAAACAATGTTTTTGCAACTTGTCTTTTCATTAAAAAATAATTGAATAAAAAATTAGCTAATTCTTCAGAAATTACTTTTCTCGCTACTACATATTTATTTTTTTTAAAACTCATAGTATTTTCATTTTTTTAAAATTATGTTTGGTACTGCTTGGCAATTCCAATGTATGAATCTAAACGGTTCTTTTCCGTGGTCAACTGAAAATGAATGTGGAACGTAGCTATTAAATATCATAAGTGTTCCAGGGGTAGTTTTAAAAAAAACAGCATCTAGTGCATGATTAATTCCTGGTTTTATAGGTAACTTAGTCATAAGCGCCCCTGGTCTAGGATCATGGAATGTCGGACACGAAGTATGTTCTGAAGATTTTAAAAAATAAAAACCAGATACATGGTTATTGTAATGAACGTGAGTCTCATGATGACCACCCCTTTTTGCAAATTCTTGTACCCACATTTCTGTAAAAATAAGAGTATGATTACTTAAATCAAAACCTTGATTTGATAAAAAATCCCATGATCTTTGTCCAACATATGAGGTAAAATCTTTTATACGAACATCATAGTGTATTGGGTCAGAATGATGAGAAAAACCAAAATCCTTATTATCCTTTGTTAATTTTTTATTTTTATTTTTTGTAGTTTCAATATATTCATCGCACGGAACTTTAAGTTGTTTTAGAAACTCTGGTTTTTTTTCCATCCATACAGGCGTTGAAAAATAAAACTCTTCTTTAAATTTTACTTCTTCTATTTTATTTTTTTTCATATTATTTAAACGGATATCCAAGGTTCCAAATAACCAATGAATATCTTGTTCCTTTTGTTACTGGTTTAACTCTATGCCATACATGAGAAGGAAATACTACAATAGAACCTCTTGGTTTAATTTCATTACAAGTTAAAATATTTCTTTTTTTTGATTTTGTAGGATCTTCGTTTCTACAATCAAATTCTAACTCTCCTCCTCTATAATCAGTTGGTTCTGATAAGCTAACTGTGACAGATAATTTTCTAATTTTATTATTAAAATTTAAATCATTAGGAGTATTATATGGTAAGGCCCAACTATCACAATGCCAATCATAATATTGATTTAGTTTATATTTTGTAAATTGGCAAGGCTCAGACCAGTCCCAATCAAAGTTCCATCCCGAAGCTTCGTTCGCTGCATGTATAAAAGGATGTATTTGATTATAGACCCATTTATCATCTAAAAAAGCAACATGTGAGTTTCTTCTTTTTTTTAAATCTTTTAATTCTTTTTTTGTAATATCTTTATGATTTTTTTTAGAAATATCACCAGTTAAAGCTAATTTTTCTTCTTTTTCTTTTCCAAGATTAATAATATCATCACATATCCTTGCAGGTAGTGCAGATTCAAAATACCAGTAATAATTTTGTAAAATCATATTTTTATTTAAATGTAGTTACTAAAACAACTCTTTCTCCTTTTTTTGGATAAATCATGTAATGAGGTAAATTTTCAAAACAAGCTCCTTTGTATTTTTCTGGAGTAATTTTTTTTAATATACTTCCTTTTTTATCTAAAATTATTGTTTTTGAATTAGGGTCGGCATCATTTAAATAAATGATCAATTGTTTATGAGGATATTTATGATCTTGATGAATAGGACATTTTTTAGCTCCATTATTAAATGTAAAATTTACACACATTCTTAAAATTTCTACATTTTTAATTTTAAATTTATTAAAAAAAGATTTAACTAAATTAAACATATTTTCATAATAAGGTGAATTCAATCTTTCTTCTGGTTTTGATTCTTCTGGTCTATTTAATAAATTATGAAACATTACTCTGTGAGTATCATTAACAGTTGTTCTTGGGGCTAAATAAAAAGGAAAATCATGATTTAAAATTACATTTTCTATAAAACTTATATTTTCTTTTGTTAAAAAATTTTTACTTTCCTTATAAAACATTTTTATTTAATCTGACAATTAACAAGCATTGTTATTCTTGATTTATAATTTTTATTAGGAGTTATATAATAATTTAAACTACTATTCCACATAATAAATTTACCTGTTTCTAATGGTATTTTATAACTTTTATTTTTTCTTATATGATTATCATATTCAAAAATTATGTAATCTTCAAGGGGTCCTTTTTGAACTACATACATATAAGTATAATCAGGAGAATTATATAAATCATAAGGATTAATGTGGTTTCTTAAAAGTGTTCCTTCATGTTGATTATGAAGAAGCCCTAATATGTTTCCTATTGGAATTAACGTTTGTTTATAATATAAATGAAAGTAATCGGCCATATGATCCATTACCCAACACATATCTGTATTTAATGTAATGGCTACATCTTTATAATAATTTAAATTAGATAAAATTTCAGGTTTATATTTAAATTGCGAAAGTATGTGTTTTTTAATATTTCTATTCTTTATAGAAGAGGATTGTTTTAAATTGTCTATGTATATAGAGGATTTAGTTAAATTTACTTCTTTCATAATTCTTATAAAAAAGAATTATCATTTTTTATTAAATAAATCAACTAAACTTAATTTGCTTCAGGCGCTCTATATAAAACTTCTTTTGTATAAGATAAAGTATCCTCATTCCAATGGTATCTATCAGGAACTCCATTTGTATCACTTTTTGGTCTTGTAATAGGGGGTTCCCATACACAAGTAGTTTCATTTAATACCCATGAACTATATGGTTTTGGATCTATAAAAGCATCTCTTATTGAATCGTATTTAGAACCAATACCTGCTGCATTTTTTCTAAATGCTTTAGATTGATCTTCTGCAATAGAACCATCTGAATTAACTCTATAACCATTCCTCATGTTATAAGAATATCTTCTCCAATGAGGCCAACCATGAATTTTTGTTAAAAAAGCAATTCCTGTTGCTTCATCTTCAATACCGTCTTTTATAGTATCTTGGTCATTAACAGCGTGACATGATATAACTATATTTTCTTCCGATAATTTTGCATAATGTGCCATATTTAATATTCCTAAGCTTGAAATTTATATCTTATTGCTACTAATCCAGTAGCTCCAGAAGAAGGGAAAGTAGAAGGAGGATATCCTGTAAATCTTCCTGCTCCGCCACCACCACCTGTATTAATTGTGGCGTTTACGTTTACTGTTCCACCACCACCTACTCCTCCGCCGCCTGCAGTGCCTGGGCCATATGTTCCGCCACCGCCGCCACCTGCAAAATATCTTCCTGGAGCTGGTCCAGGTGTACCATATGATGGTGCTGTTGGTCCAAAAAATGCTGTTGCTATTGGTGAACCTGGTCCACCGTTTCCTGCTGGAGTTGAGTTTCCTGGAGGTCCGTCTGTACCTGCTCCAGCTGCTCCTCCGCCTCCGCCTCCGCCGGGTGAACATCCTCCTGTAGATCTTCCACCTGGAGAACCTTCAGGTGGAGAAAAATTACCTGCATTACCATTTGTTAATACACTAGCTCCATCGGTTCCTCCTCCAGAACCACCTGGTATATTTCCACAATATTGCCATCCACCTCTTGTAGAAGCAATAGTGCTAAATATAGACGGAGTACCTAATCCAGTATTAGTAGGTCCTCCTGCTCCAACTTGAATTGGAAAACTTCCAAAAACTGCAGTTACTCCAGAATTGACAGGACTTGGATAATTATTTCTAAATCCTCCAGCTCCTCCGCCGCCTCCTCTAAAAAATGATCCACCCGAAGCTCCACCCGCTACTACTAAATATTCAAACGTAGACGATCCTAAAGGCGTACCCTCATTTGTTACTTTAAATTCACCATCTCCTGTAAAAACATGTGTTTTAAAACTTCCACAAGTTAATACTGTTCCACCAGTAGCTGATATAAAAGGTAAAATAGTTCTTCCAGAAGTTAATCCAAATCCTTTTGCTGATCCAGCTCCACGTGTTGAGTTAATAGGCATTACAAGATCTCCTTAATTAAATTGAGTTTGTGCTGCTAAAATTGTATATGCTGGTGTTGTTGATGTTTTAATTGCAGTAAATGAATAAACATCTATCCCTGCATTACCTGCGGTTGGTGCAG